CCAAAACCTTTGCTGTGTACCTGCCGTTAGATTTTGTCTAGTTATATTCATAACTTGTCCTGGAGATCCTGCCACTGAAAAATTAATAGTAGAGTTACCGCCAGAGTTTGGATTACCCGTTCCTGTTCGCATAACAAACTCTGCACCTCTAAAGTCAGTTTCACTGGGATTAGTAAATGTTAATAATGCACCTTCGCCTATTGCTGTTCCTGTCAAGCCTGTGTAGGCAGATGGAGCAGTTGTATCTGCTGTAATAGTTAAATTACTTGATGTTGCTGCTGAACTTCTTACTCCTAAAACAGAAACACAAGTTACTTTACATCTGTAAACACGACCTACTATTAATCCACCAAAACGAGTTGTTGTTACTCCTTGTTGAACATTTTGAGTATCTACAGTTACAAATGCGTTGTTTAAGTTGGCTTGTAGCTGTATTTCTGTATGTGAAATAAAACCACTAGTGCTTTCTGCAAAAGACAGTATTGCACTTGATAGAAAAGTACCATCATTGTTAAGATCTCCTGTGTTAGTAAATGAACTTATTACTGGAGTTGATACTGACCTAAATGTTGGAAGAGTTGTATCAGGTGTTGGATCTACATTAACTGAATCTGCAGATGGATCAAAATCATATGCAGCAGATGTATCTTCTCTTAATGTTAAAACACAATGTAATGAATTATCAGCAGAGCCAAAGTTCAAAGCTACAACTCTAAATACTTGATTTGTAAATCCTAGTCTTGCAGAAGTTATATCAACTCTGTCATTTGGTATAAGACGCAATGCTTTTAGATTTACTGGTATATTACATTGTAACTCGTTACGACCTTGGAACAATACAGTCTTTGCAACTCTTTGTGCTTGGCTACCTGCGATACACATAGACAAAGGCACATCTCTAATTATCTCTAATCCGTCTTCAGTTACAAAACTACTCTGAACAAATGCAGGAAAATCAGCTTCTTGCCAATTATTCTCAGGACCAACAAAAACTCCTTTTACTCCGTTGAATCTATCTTTCCTAGATATTTTAGTTTGTATCTCCATTGGTCCAATTATATCGTCATCAGTTAAACTCAATGATGAACTTGCAAATGATGCTGGTGACATTCTAAAAACACCACCAGTGTATGTAAATGTTCCTGCACAAGATGTTAATATATTTGTGATATTTGTATCATGAGATGCATCTGATAATAAAGTACCATCACAACCATATTTTATTTCTTTAGTTCTTTCTGCAGTTATACTAGAACTTGATGATGGCAGTGATGTTGATCTAGTTCTCCAGTTTGCTTGGCTAGTTGCTAATCTAAATGCTTGATATTTGCTAGAGACAGCACTATCATCATCAGGATGATATTGAGTTAATCCGTCACCTAATATTACATAATAAGCTGTTCCGCCAAAAGTTAATTCATCTCCATCATGTAATGTCACAACTGTGCCGTCATTTATATAGTAATTTACTGAGTCAATTGTTTGAACTGTATATGTATCACTTACATTTGCTGAATCGTCTTTATGTGCAACCCATGAGTGAGCCACTGATCCTGAAGCTATTATATGAGTATTATCTATTTCACTTGCTGGTGCTCCTAATCCGAAAGCTGTATCTTGCATGTAATCAGCGAAAACATAAGCAGGATTATTTGAGTAATGTGTTCCGCTTCTGTTGTAATCATAAATCTTTTTTCCTCTTACTAATGCAAAAACTGAAGGAATACCATTAGGAAAAGAATCTGAGTTGTATTCACATTTTATACAGATACAAGCTATGCCTTTAAATTTATCAGTTGTGTTTAGCGATGTATTAGTTGTAAAATCACTTGGTAATGTTTGTGTAGTAGTTCCTGGCAATACTTGTAGATGAACTTTGCCATCAAAGTCAGTAGGATTGTTACAAGTTCTAAATCCTGTAAAAGGATCTCCACTGAATGAAATAGGAGTATCATTAAGATATAATCTTTCTACTCCATCTATTTCATGAGATGCTATACCCACTACCATGTAAAGATCTTGATTATTATTCTTAGTTTCTATGAATAATATGACACCTGACACCTTTGAAGTTCCGTATATTATCCTTCTCGGATGTGCAGGAGCTCGTATCATTTGTTTACGATCATCTAAACCACTGTTAATGTCTGGCTTGCCGATTAACTTAGGTAAAACTAATGCTGTTACTAATGTTGTGAAAAATGCAACTGCAAAGGCAGCCAAGACACTCGCACCTGGAGTAAAGGCTGCAATACCTGCTGCAACGCCACCTGCTACTAATGATGTTACTACTGCCTCAACCATTTAAACTCCCCAAATGTATTTGACACGAGAAACAGGAACTTCTACTAAATAATCTTGCTTAGCATTTAAGTAAACATATCTTCCTGTATCATTAATTACACCAGTTAATAAATCTTTTTGTAAAGGCAGATCAACTAAAACTATGTCACCTATCATAGCACCACCCAATGTTTTTGGCTCTCCTAGAAAAGAAGACCAAAATCCTATCAAACCATTATACTTGTAAAACTTTCCGTCTATGCCTTTACTACCAGCTATGAGTATTTTATTTGCTAATTCTTCATCATCATACATAGTTTTAAAATTATCCATTGGACCATAACCAGTCATCGCTTTTATACAATCCGAGGCAAAACAAAAACAATCTGTCTTACCCCATATAAAATCAGCATATTCATACTGATCAAAAACTTTATTTAATCTTTTCTGCCAATCATGTTTACGAGTAACATTTTTAAAATGCATGTTATCTACCCCAAGAGATTTCTTTGTTTTGTAAACCTGCTACAAATCTTAAACTATCGTCTGTTGAATGGCTAATTTTTTGATCTTCTTCTGTGTATCTTCTGTTTCTTCTTTCCTCTAAGGCTATAATTCTGTTCTCTACTTTTAAACTTACAACTAAGCTATCTCCGTCCTCATTTATATTCATAGTATCTGCTTGATCTTTGTAAACTGTAAATGGATCAGCAACTATGGAAACACCAGTAGAGCTTTCAGTTAAGAAGCCCATCAATACAGTTACTGGAGATCCTTGATAGCTGTCTGTCAATATCGTTCCTATAAGTGAAGATGGAACTCCTGATAAAGTTAGTTCAAGTCCTGTGGCTTTTAATTCTTCTGACTCTTCAACTTTACTTACTCCTATTAAGTTGCCAAGCCCTGTATAAGTTTCAGAATCAATAGTTTCCTCTCCTAAACCAGTCCACATCCGTAAAGTTCCTGAAGGAAACTCTATTTTTACTGCAAAGAAAGCTAATACTTGATCGTCATCTAATATGTTTGATACATTTGTTGTTAAAGTTCTAGTCATTAAAATGCCTGTGTACAGCTAAAAGTGAATGAATAATTACTTGTCCTGTTTGCTTCCCAACCAAGTATGTCTGAATCCATTCTAAATATTGCTTTTGTCCCTGATAGCTTTACTGCTGTATTATCTGCAACTGCTGCTCTTAGTGGTGGCTCAAAGTGAACTGTTGCTGCACCACCAGATGCTGTTGCTGTTGCTGTGACTAAATGCAAAGTATTTGCTCCATCTGCTCCTATCTGTATATAATCTCCTTTGAGTATCGTTCCATTATTACTAAAGCCATCTAATGCGATCTGAGTAGCACTAGCATTGGCTGCACCATTTGTTAAAATTGTTCCTGTTGCTGTTCCTTGTAATTGTTTTCCATCAGGATCTCCAAGTAAAAAAGTTCCTTTACGACCTCTTAGTTGCATTACAAAAACTGACCAATTGTTCCAATCAGATCTTTTCATAGGTGGCAGAGTAAAAGTACATCTCCAAAGTCTGTAAGGAAACTCGTGTGCTTGTTGTTTACCAGTAAATGGTGACTCTGTTAATCCTGTTTTACCTGCTAACTCAAAGGTTGAAGAAACAAATCCTGGAGCTGCTGGTAAAGAAAGAGGATAACTAGGTGTTGCCATTAATGATCACTCAAGGCAGATCTAAAACCGCCTCCTCTTTGCTTAGCATCAGCAACCGCATTTAATGTTTGTGCTTTTATTAAAGGCATCATGTTTAAAACTTCTGCTCTTACTGTAGGTGTAACTCCAACTGCAAAATTATTATTCTGTACAACTGTAACACCTTGTCCGCCACCCATCATGCCTTTTGAATCATTTGCATTTATTATTCTTCCTGCAGTTCTTGGCATAAATATCTCTGGACCTCTTTCTCCAACTAAAGTTGGCTGATTACTTCCAAT